CCTTGATATCGGCAAGATCGCGTTCGATTCTATCGAGACGCTTTAGAATTTCTGAATTTGTTGCACGATCTGTCATGTTATTTCTCCAGCTCGCTTAATCGGCGTTCAAGATCATTAACGCGCGCATATAGCGCAGCAATCAATGCTGTTGCATCAAGACTTTCTGGGCGACCTTCAGCATCGTAGCCAACGGCATGTGTAAGCCCAGCAGCTTCAACTTCCTCGGCGATAAAGCCGAGACGCGTTGCGCCTTGTTCATCTTCAATTGTACTCTGATAATGGCGCGGTTTAATTCTGCGTGCAGCTTCAAGCACCGCATCATCCGCATCAACAATGTTTGTTTTGTATCGAGCGGATGAGCTATTGCGGCGCAAGCTGTAGGTTGTGCCGCTAGATAGTACCCAGATTGCCGCGCTGGATGTTTGCGTTGTGGTGCTGATTGCATCGCTAATCATTGCGCCGCTACAAATGACCGTACCTGCTGCATCAATGCCTGAGCTAAACGCAATGCGCGTGCCGTCATCGTACATATAGCGGCTAGCAGTTGATCCGTTCATTGGATAGATTCGCTCGGCCCATAGCTGCGCATAATCTGTCGCGCTGGTGCCATTGAGAATCTGAATAACATTTGCCGCGCCAGATTTAACGCCCGCATATGTTGTTCCGTTTTTGTCTCTAAACATAATGCGCGGGTTTGTTCCGTTGCTTGCAAGCGTATCTTGCACGATCACATCCGATGCGCCAGACTTCAAATAAATATCGTCTGCGCCACTTTCAAGATTAACCCTATTGTCCGAAAGAATATCCACATATTGTCCTTCAACGGTGGTGATGCCGCCGCTAAGTGTTGCCCAGCCATTTCCAGTAAGCTGCAGAACGCCGTTTGCATTGTTTGCAACAAGGTCAATATTATAATTGCCAGTTGATGCATTGCTTTCCATGAACAGGCTGGGATCAAGTTCAGTCTGCGGGAAAATTTCAAAGTTTAGATTTTCGTTTTGAATAATCCATGGCTGCGCGCTGCCGTTTTGCAGAGCTGGAAAGGCAATTGCGCCTTCGCTTCGAGCAATGCGCGTTTCCAAAATTGGAACGGTGACCGCTGCAACAGGCGCAGTTGTTGGCACATCAACTTTTACCGATAGTAAAATGAATGCTGCTTTTGCATCTGGAACAATCCAGTTTGTGAACAGCGATTGCGTAATGATTGCAGACGCAGTTCCATTTGCAGTTGCGCTAACCGTTAGCGCGTTTAAATCAGCATCAACAGCCGTAGCAGTTAGCGTGATTCGAACGCGCAGCTTATCTGTTGCGCTGCCTGTGGTTGTGCCAACAAAAACTTCTGGATGGTATGCGCTGCTTCGATTCGCATTGCCGGCAATCGGCACATATCGTTTCAATTCAAAAGCTGAACCAACGCCTGCATTTGCGGCTGCAGTAAGTGTCAATGCATTGCCGCTTGCAGTTGTTGCGGATGCGACAATTGCCGCGCTTATTGTTGGAGCCGTGCCAGTCTGCACGACCGTCCAATATGGCAACGGGTTATCTTCGGCAGTAATTTCAGCAAGCGGGTCCTGTGGACCAAGCGCAAAGTCTCCATTGGCAACATTAGATTGAATTTCTCGCAGAGCTGCAGGGCCAAACAACAGGGCTTCGCCCGTGTCTGCGCTACCCGATAGCAAAACATTTCCATCTTCGCTAATAACGCCGCCGCCAAAGCCAGCAATCTGCGCGTTATCTGATCCAAACTTTTCGTATGCCATCAGCCAATCGCCTTTCTTAGCCATCGTCCAAGCGCGTCCATCGGCACACGCTCGCATGTAAAGTCAAACTTGCGAATCATTGATCCAGCCTCGAAGGACATTTCCATCTGTTCAATTCTATAAAGCCCGCTCAGGTCCAAATCGGCAGAGACGATGGAAACATATTGCCCAGCTTCCCAATTTGTCAGAGAGTAAGACGCTGCCGCTGTTTGCTTGTAGCCTTCAGAGTAGCCATAAGCATTTGTGCCGCTCGCAGACGCGCCGCGAATGCTAAACGAAATGCTGCGCACGGGCGCAGCTCGATTTGGATAAGTGTTAGTGCCAAAATATCTACTTGCGTAGCTAGTGATTTTGTTGCTCCAATAGTTTGGCGAAGCTGCCTTGCCCGGCACAGGATTAACTTCAACGATTGTTTCGGGTCGAAGCCCTGCGCGTGTTGTCATTGCAGCGCCGTTCGGCGCAGCTGCATCGTAAACGCGCGAATATGGATCGGTCACCGTATACACGCCGCCACTAATTTTTGAATCTAATTTGCTCCAGCCCTCTGACATTACAAAATTAACTTTCTTAATAATCGAATCATGATCAAGCGAAACGGTCAGCTCTCGCGGCGCAATCGTTGATGGCTGCGCCGTAGTATTAAATGCAGGTGTTGTGATGATCTTAAACGGCGCATCTGCATAAGTTGGCGTTGCGCTAACGGTTTGATATGCAATCTGTCCAGACGGCTTCACCCAATAGCGACGCTGCAAGCCGTCTTCGCTCTGCGCAGCTTCCTTGATCGTGTCCATGAATGATCGAAGCGTGCCAGGCTTAGTAAACTTCTGGCGTCCAATCGTTGCAGCTGCGCTCGTGCCGTAGTCTGGTGTGGTGTTAGTTGCGACCATCAATCGATTTGCGGTGCGCCCAGTTGCAGAAACACGGCCCATTGCCTCGTCCGCTTTTGCAACAAGCGCCGTCATAATTGCTTGATCCGTTGAGCTAGAAGTGCCGAGCGCAAACATCCAAGTATTCTCAAGAGAATAAATGCCAGCTGGGTCCGCTTTGCGGCCCTTGTTCACAATAATTTTATCCAAGAAAGAAACAGCGGGCGAGACGGTCACCGATGCGCGCGTGCCAACCCCGTTCTCCGCAAGGCGCGCTTCAATCTGCGTAATGTATCCAAGAAATGTAGTTGTGCCGCTTACTTGAAATCGAACGCGCGCATTGTCATAAACGCCCGTTGCTGTGGCTGTGTTGTAAGACTTCCACCACGGTCCGCCCACAGGCGTTTTAACTTGCATGACATCGAACGAGAATGATCCGCCTTCGCCGCTTGCATCTTGCTTAAGACGCACGGTAGTTGGATCAACCCATGGCGTGGTCGGGCTTGCTGTTGAATAGTCTTCAAGAATGTTTGCGCCGCTATTTACACCATCAACAAGAATTGCAAAAGGATGCGTTGCCATTATCTGCCGTCTCCGGGCAACGAACGACCAAGAGAATCGCGCACCGTTGCATCAAATTCTTTTTGCCCAACATACACTTTAAATTCGGGCGCGCCGTATGAAGTTCCAAGATTACCAACAGCGTAGCTTGGTCTGTCTAGAATTCCTGGCGTTAATGTTGTTGCGAGCGTAGTTCCAAAAAGGTCAATAACTCCCGTTTTTGCTTCGCCGCTTGCTACTCCAGCATTAAACAATCCAACTCTCTTTTTATCCGTGATGGCAGTTGTTAGCGCAGCTGTTGCGGCAACTACGGTACCGACAGCCAAAACGCCTGCAGCAACAACGCCGAGTCCAGCAATTCCGCCGACAGATGCAAGCCATCCTGCTCCTGCGCTTGCGCCTGCGCCGCCAGGTACAGGCACGGTCGGAGCAACCGTTAGCGGCACATTCTTAAACAGAGAGAAAAATTTGGTAACTGCTGCCGTTGTAAGAGCTTGCGTCATGCCCTTAATAACGCCTTCAAGAATGCCCGCGCTTGCAGTTGAAATGAAATATGCTTTGATTGGATCAACGCCGCTTGCAAGCAGGTTTGTAGCGATTGCTCCTCGAAGTCCGCCAAACGCTGCAGCAATACCAGTAATGGCTACGCGAATTGCGCCTCCTGGGCCAAGCACGCGATCAGCTTCCTTGCCAATGCCCTTGATGCTCTTAACAAAATCGCCAAATTGACGAAACAGGCTTGGCAGTTTTTCTTCAGCTGCACCAATCCATCCAGGCAACTTTGCAAGAAATTTGGTGACCAACTTGTCCGCAAACTTTTGAATTTCTGGCGTTGCAGCCTTGATGTAGTTGCTAAATCGATCCAAGAACGGCTGCAAACCCTTAAAGAGTTTTGCAACAGCAGGGAGAAACGCTGCGCCGAAAGATTCTTTCAGCTCTGCGGCTTGAATTGCAAGAGCAGAAAACGCGCCTTCGGCTGTGTCTGCGTATGCTGCGGCGCTGCCGCGCGTCTTATTTAAAATTGCATTGAGGGCTTCTTGGCCTTTAATGCCTTGCTTTGTAATGCCCAATTGCTTGAGAGCTTTGCCGCCTGTGCCGGCGTATGCCTTGCCCACAGCAACTGTTGCTTCAGCAAGAGAAACTCCTGTTGATCGGGCAAGATCCATTGCAACATTTTGAATCTTTGTCGCAACAGAATATTTCTTGGTGAATCGTGTTGATGCCTCAACAGATGCGCGGACCTCATCATCTGTAAAGCCAAGTTTTGCGCCCGCCGCAATCTGCTTATCAATCGCTGCGGTGACCGCGTCCGTGCCAAACTTTCGCGCTTTAAGCGTTGCAAGTAGTTTTGCTGTTGATGCTTCATCTGCAGCTGCGCCCTGAATTGCGCGCGCCGTAAAGTATGCAATGCCGCTTGCAAGCCCTGTAATGCCAATTGCAGCGCGCTTAAGATCTGATCCAACTGTTGCGGCAATGCCGCGTGTGCCAGTTAGATTCTTATTGATGTTTTTGAGAACGCGCGAAGCCGCATCTTTGGCAACAATCGAAAAATTAACTGAGCGTTCTCCAGCTGCCACTATCGCTTACCCCGCTTCCATTTCATAATCGTATTGTTGAACGCCTCATTGTTAAAGAATGCCTGAATGGTGCTTGCGTATGTTTCAAGGGCTTCATTAAGCAAATCGTTTTTGTTTGTTGTGCGAATAACAAACGGGTTTGCAGAAACAGGCTTCACAGCCTTAATGCCGCTTTTTGTTGAACGCTTGCCATAGCGACCAGTTGTAATGAACCAGCGATACCAGGCACCGTTCTGCGATTCGCGAGACGCGCCCGCTCGAACGCCGACAACGGCGCCCGGCGCTTGATAGCGCGCGCGGCGAGCAGCTACTGCACGGCGCAGACGCCCAGTATCTTTTGGCGCGGCAGCACGCATTGGATTAACAAACTTTTTGGCAGCGTTGAGCGAAGCGATGTTGCGCAGACGCTTGCTCGCTGCAAGATCTGAACACTCAAGAAACGCAAGCTCCGCTTTCTTCCACTCATTGGAAGGCGCAATGCTGAGAACAAACCCTGCGCTGCTTTTAGCGGCCATTGTTTAACTCCCTTGGCTGCATTTCGCAATGAAGAATCCATGCGCGCATGACATCTTCAATTGGTGATTCGGCTACTTCCCAAGGAAACTTGCCAAACTCTTTTGCAAGAACCTGAAAGATTATTTCAGCTGAAGGCGCAACAGATTGCCCAATGGACAATCTGCGCGCATCCAGCTTTACGCGTTTGGGACTTCAGCGATTGCGACCGTCCACTTTTCCATTGTCTGAGTTAGCGCGGCAATAGGCGCGTCCAATACGCTTTCAACGGCGTTGCCGTCTGCATCTTTAAAGTTGTGCGAAAGAACAAGCTTTTCAAATGCCATAAACTGTCGCGTTGGATCGCCTTGCAGCTCGATAAGAATGCGCGCGCTTACACTTCTGCGAAGCTGCGCATTCCACCCTGCAAATTCGCCCTCAAGATTTACAAGAATAACGCCATTGGACATTATGTCCTCCCTTGCTGAATGTTATGGACGCGCCGAAAGTGGCGAATCAACATAAACCTTAATGCTTGCGGCGCCGCCCGTTGTATCGTATGCAGCGGACAGACTCACCGTGTTAAGCACCATGCCGTCCGATTCGGAGCCAATCGTGGTTACCGAATTAACAACAAAGCTGCCAAGAATAGTTAGCCCAAGCGGGTAAGTGTCTGTAGTCAATCCCTGAATTCGCAGAAACTTTTGCTCGCCCGCTGCGCTAAATGGGAAGGTGCTTGTTGCGGATGAGTTGCTTGCAATCGTAAGTTCAAGCGTTGCATCAAGCGCGCCCGTGTAAGCAACGCCGCCAAAGTTTACTGAGCCGCTCATTGCCATAATCGGTGCAATGCCAGGCGTAAGCGTAAATGTCCAAGCCGTTAGGTAGCTCGAATACTGCGTCTCGCCCGCGCCCGCTTTAGTTGGATAGTTTGTGTCGGTGTAAAGCTTGAACAGCCGACCTGGCACAAACGGCTGCGCAGATACTGCAGCTGTCGAAACATTTGCCGTTGCAGCGACATTGCGCGCAGCGTAGGTTACGCCGCCCTGTAGCAAGCCGCTTGAATCTGCGGACAATGTGATTTCAGTTGGAACGCAGCCATCTGCAATGAAGCTCTGCACGCCGTCTGTGGCGTAAAGCGAATATGTCTTGGCCGTGTCTACATCTGTTTGTGAAGGCACATAAGCCCACTCATAAGCCGTGGACGGCGGCGTGTTTGTTGGAGTAATTGTTGAGAGCGCATCAAAAAACAGCGGCAAGTTTCGCATCGAAATATTTGAAGCTGAAATGCTTACCGTTGGAGCCTTCTCGGTGATCGTTGCAAGATTTGAAAGACGCGATGCGCGAACACCAACCGTCTTATCGTCTCCAAGATCAAGCGTAATGCCAGGGTCGATTGCGCCCACAGCATCAACAAAAAGAATTTCTCCATCTGCATCATTAAAAGTCTTAGCCGTGCCAAAGGTCGTTTCGCTCTTGGCGACAACCTTTGTAAACTGCTTTGCACCAAGTCCAATCGCCATTTAGATACGCTCCTTCTTCGGCTTATCTGCCGAATCTTCCAACTTAGGCTCAACAACATATGTTGCAAGCTTCGAATTAACAAGGCTTGCTGCAACATCTGCATCAACCTCTGCGACAACACCCGATAGCGGCAAATGCGGATAGTGTGCCTCTGGGTAAGGCTCCACAGCAATAATCTTTTTAAGGACTGACATTAATAACCTCCAAAATTGAACATTCGATTGTTGCGCTAACCGTTAAATATTGCGCGTCTGCGTAAGTGTCTGTGCCAATATCTGTTGCGGTGCAGCTCGCTTGCGCAACAAGACCATCGCCAAGCGTAGTGTCGCCTAGCACCACATCGCGCAGCCATGTGCGCCATGTCAGCAAGTCTGCGTATTTGCGCTGCATATCTGCCTGCTCGTTCACATATAGAACGGCATTGATTGTTAGCACCGTGGTTCGATTGGACGCTCCATAACTTATCGTATCGGATCCTGGTACCAAAACAACAGCTGGCACAACAGGAACATTATCAGGCGGCGTTGCATGCACAGCGCGCAGCGCGTAGCCTGCTGGCGGAGTTGCAGCTGCAATGCGAGCTGCCAACGCCTGATGAATTGTCAAATCGTTCATGCACCACCGACCATGCCGGTTCGATTGCGATAATTCTCCAGCAGCAGCTGCGCTTCAGGATGCAAAGCGCGAGACATGCGCAATACGCCGCCAAGCTCTTGAGAACCAATCACCCCGAATGGAGCTGTACGCGAAGACCAAACCGCGCCCCCTTGAATCAGCGCAGCTTGCTTTACTGCAACTGGAACAGAAGGCCAACCAAACACGCCAACAACCTTAACGCCAAGATATCCAAGCGGAAAGAGCTTAGTGTCCAAAATGTTGGTGTCAATTTCTGTATACGGGCGCGAATCTGTTGCAGCGTTGCGCGGCGACAGAATGTAATCCGTTGCGCTCCAGGTTGTTTCATATGTTCCATCCGCATCATCATCTGTTTGCAGCGAGCTAACAGAAACAATCGGGTCAGTTAAAACATAGGTAAGCTCATTAGTGGTGTAGTAGCGCGTTTGGCTTGCAGTCTGTCCAAAGCCAACTTTTGAATCAACAAAATTATTAATGAGTTGGTCCGTTGCATCGAGAACAGATTGGAGCGCGGTGTCATCTGTGCTATCAGTAATGCCCAAGCTGGACTTGAATTCTGCCAAGGTTGCATAGCTCATTCTTAATTTCCAATCTTCAGAATTTGTACCGTCTCTGTGCCGGAGTTTGCGCGAGCATAAAGCTTTGCGTTAGGTGGCAAAACGAAATCAATAAATCCATCTGTGTTTACAAGATTAAATCCATTTGCTGTGGTCACATCAGCACCGCCAAGCCAAATCGATCCTGCGCCTGAATGGTGAATGTATACGCGGCAGCCGTCGGTGTCAGCGGTAACCAACAGCGTTGCAGCCGTTGTGCAGCTAATCTGTGCGCTCTCAACATCAGCCATTTACTTGCTCGCTTTCCCGCGCTTTACCACGCGTGTTTTAAGTGTTGCTGTCTGCGTGTCATTTACAACTTGCGCGCGCTCTACGAGCGGCATTGCCTGCTCTGGCGCAGCGATAGCGTATCTGTGGCGAATCATGCATTGCGCTTCGCTGTCTGGCAAATCAATAATGCCACCAACAGCTGGCCACGCTACGCCATTGCGCGTTCCTGTTATCTGCATTCGCATCTTAATTTTCATGTGTCCTCCGTAGTTATGCGGGAGAGAGCTTGCGCTCTCTCCCGCTGTGTCCTCAATGTCTAACTAGTTGTTAGACATTCGCTCCCTTGAAGCTCTTAACCGCGCTTGCCTCAACAAGACCGGTCACGCCACGCACCTGGATGCGGTAGGTGATAAGCCCGTTTGCAAAGGCAAAATCGGCCGAGCTGGCGATGTCTACGCCGCCAACCAGAACCGTCTTGATGGAACCGAGGTCCCCGAAGACGGCGCTAATTGCCTCGTCGCCGGTATCGGCAAGAGGGCCGGAGTAAACCGGGAAACCAAGAATCGTATCAGGGCGCGTAAGGTCGCCCGGAATGAAAATTGGTCGGTTCTGCGAATCAAGCAACTTCATCACGCCGCCCATAGTGGCATCGTTCATGATGAAACCACGCTTTGGGGCGCGGCGGTATTGCTGCTTCACGGAATAAATCAGGTCCACCAAATCGGCGTACACGGGCGCAACGGCTGCGCCCTGCTTGCCGACCGTCGCAGCTGCTGCAATCGCCGGACCGGCAACTGCACCATGGGCGATGGCAACTTCCTGACCAGCCTTTTCCGCCACAAAAGCGGTAATGTCAAAGGCAGCATCCTGAACAAGCTCCTGGGAAACCTGTAGCAGGGTTGCATACTTGGCCGGGGTCAACGCCAAATTCGACAGGGTACCATCCGATTCCCCGACTGCGCCGGCTTCGGCAACGGCGGCTGCCGTACCAAGAGCGGTGACGCGAGGCAGAAGAATCTGATTACCGGTTGATGCGCGGATGATATCCACAACATCGGCGTTAAGGAATGGGTTTACCTGGCCAGCAACAACATTAACCATTGCGGCTACCGAGACGGGGTTGCCGAGTCCGGTGGACTTGGTCACATCGCGGTATTCAAAATTTCGCTCGCCACCCTCGCGCGCCAGACGGCGAAGCTCGGCAGCCTCATCGGCCTCCTGCTCGCTCTTTGGGGCGATTGCGGTTGCGTACTCTGAACGGACTGCATCTGCGGCCTTGCGGGCCTCAACTGCATCCTTCTCTGAACGAATTGCGGAAGCAATCGTGGTTGCCTCGCCGGTGAGAGCTTCGAAGCGGGCCTGGGCCTCGCCGGTCAGCGTCTCGCCCTTGTCAGCCGTAGCGGCAACAAGGTCCGAAGCCTCGGTGAGGAGGCGCGCTCGCTTTTCAGCAAGCTTCTGAATGTCAGCCATTTTCTTTCTCCTTTATTTGTTTTTTACCAATATGCTTTCAGCGGGATAACTTGAACGGGCGCGCCTACGCGGGCGGCGGGGTTCAGTCTCGTGGCTTACAGCGTCTCGTTCTCCAGCTCGGCCAGCTTAAGCTTTGCCGAAGCGATGCTTGGATCCATTGATGCTCGCGCTGGCGCGAGACGCGCGCGCACGGTATCAAGAACCAAAACCTCATCTTCGGACAAGCTCTTGCCTGCCTTGACGGATTCGAGCGTAGAAATAAGGCGCTCGGCTTCAATGCCCAAACGCGGTGCGGTAATCTTTCGAACAGCTGCAAGCCCAGTTGTGGCGGGATACGCAGCCTGTTGTCCAGGCGAAAGAATGGACGCTTCAATCAAATTAACTTCTTTAAGCTGGCGGTCCTCGCCAACCCATGAATCACCGCCCTTTGGAACGGTGAAGCCAAAGGACATTCCAGCCGCGGCTGCCTCATGCGTAAGCATCGAAATAACTTTTGCTGCGTCCGGGTCAGACGGGTCAAGCTTTGCTTCAACGCGCAGACCCTTGGAATCTTCCTCTAGCTTTAGTCTACCACTTGCGGTTGTGGCAAGCGCGCGCGTCTCCTCATGACCAAACAGGAACGCAATAATTTTCTGTCCTGCATTTGCGCGAGACAGCGAACGCTTAAACGCGCCTGGCTTAATTGTTTCCGTAAACGGGAGTCCAATGCTCGGTGAATCGAACAATGCAGCGTAGCCAGAGAATGTGCGCTGGCCATCTTCGCCTTCAGTAATGTTAAATTCGCCCATGCCTGCAGAGCGCATTTCAATTTCCTTAAATTGCGCTCGAGCTGGTGCATCTTCAGATTCTGTTGCATCTTCCGTGACATCATCTGATTCTTCTGCCATCAATTCAGTTGGGGTTTTAGCTTCAATGCCAAGCTCTCTTGCCATTGCAATAACTTCAGGGTCGTTATCAACGGCGTAATCAATGCCATCTGGTTCCTCGGTGCCGTATTCAGCAATAAGCATTTCATACTTAGCTCGCTTGAACGCAAGGCCAACATTTGGTCCTTCGCCTGCGCCTTCAAAATCATTTAGATACAGCTGCTCATACGGCACATTGTTTGCATCAAGCCAAGCTTTAGTTTCATCGAGGCGTGCAATCGGTCGAGCTGAAACAATAATGAATTTTGTTCCGCTGTCTGCAGCATCGCTTCGCATGTAATCAATAACAGAAACATTTGGCGTATCGCCTGATGTCGTAAGCGTTCCGTCGATGTCGTAAATTTCAAACATTACTTAAGCTCCTGCTGCACGGTAACCGGGGCAGCTCCGGTGTGTTTGATTGGCGGCAAGCCCGCAACATCTGCGCTATCCGCAGGGTCATATCCTGCACGCACCAAGATACCTGCAGTCTCTGCATCGCTGCGCGTTGAATCTTCGCCAGCAATACCAATGTTAAGAGGAATGCGGAATTTATCGCCTTCATCACCGATTGGCGCTCTGTCTTCCAGCTGCCTAATTTCATTTACGGAAATCCAGCCGTTGTTAAGGGCCACCGCGTAGGCATTGAACCGTTCGGCCGTTGTTGGTCGTAGCAGTCCATCCAAATTAAATTTAACAAATGTAGTTTGACCGATTACAAGCCGCTGAAATGCAGCTTCCAGCCGCGCAATAAGTGGGCCGAGGCCCAGACGCAGCCATTCAATGGAGACAATTTCCACGCTGTTATATGAGGAGTTTCCGCCAGGGTATTGAAGCAAATGCAGCGGCACGCCGTAGATTCTGCCAATGGATTCTACGCCCCAGGCCATGGTTTCAACCAATTGCAAATCGCTAATCTTGGCGCTCAATTGCTGAAAGTCTGCACCGCCGGTAATAACGGCAACCTTGTGCATCTTGTCGATGCCTTCATGCCGGCGACCAAACGATGCGCGCAGCTGTTCGGCTTGGTCAGATGTTAGCTCTCCACTTACTTTGATAATGCCCGAAGGTGCTGCGCCTTGTTCATAAAACTTGGCGCTAAAACGCTGCGTAGCGGAGGCAAGCCCAAGCGTTTCTCGGTGATGCTCAACCGGTGAAAGCCCGCGCAAGCTCTCCCCTACACCAGCAAATAAAACAATGTGCAGAATATCGTCCGGTCCATGCACGCTTGAACCTTCAAGCGTTTTGATTCTGTATTGCGGCGTGCCGTCTGGCAGCTGCGAAACTTCAACCTTGCGTGGATCCAGTACGCGAATTTCCACAACATTTCCCGTTGCGTCCCGAAGCGTTAGCAAAAAAGCGTTGCCGTCAATAAGCAAGCTGGTGACCGTTCGATGTCGCAAATCAAAGCCGGTAAAGTTGGGGTTATTAGGGATTGGATTCTCCATCCACCGCGGACGCTGCACCGGTCGGCGTGTGCCTGTGTCTCGAATGTACGCGCCCCACGGAAGCGAAGCCACCGTGTCGGCGTACAACTTCACCGCGGCGTATACCGCACCAATGCTTGTTGCATTCTCCTCATTAACGGCAACGCC